GGAGCATGAGACAGACTCAAGCGTCAGCTCGGCGCTGGTGACTTTGCGCACGGCCGCGCTGCAAGCCCTCACCCAGGCGGCGGGCAGCGCGCCGGATGTCGTCACCGTCACCACCACGGCGGTGCAGCCAGCGCTCTCGCTGGCGCAAAGCCTGCTTGTCAGCCCTGGCTACGCCGATAGCGCCCCCGCAGCCGCCGACAAGCTGCTGGCCCGCAATGCCGTGCGCCACCCGGGCTTTGTGCCGCCCGGCCGCCTGGAGGTGCTCCGTGCCTAGCGAGATCGTCACGCTCGAGGTCAGCGGCATCGCCTGGAAGGGCTGGGAGGAGGTCACCATTACCCGCGCGGTGGATGCCGTTGCCGGGCAGTTCCAGGTGAACCTTGTGGACCGCTGGAGCGAGGACATGGCCCCGCTGCCCATCGCCGCCTCCATGCCGGTCACCATCGCTACCCGGGCCGAGGGCGGCGGCAAGCCGGATACGCTCATCCGCGGCTACATCGACACGGTCAAAACCAATATCGCGGCCAGCCAGCACAGTATCTCCATATCCGGGCGCGATGCCAGCGCCGACCTGGTGGACTGCGCGGCCGTGCATAGCCCGGGAGAGTGGCGCAACCTCACGTGCGCCCAACTGGCCGCAATTCTTGCCGGACCATTCGGCGTGGGTGTGCGGCTTGAGGGCGCGCAAGGCGCGGCCATACCCCTGCACAAGATCGAGCCCGGGGAAACCGCCTGGGAGTGCCTGGAGCGCGCCCTGCGCCAGCGCGAATTGCTGGCCATGCCCGACGCGCATGGCGGCATCCTCATCGTCTCCATCGGCTCCGGCCGGTCCACCACCGGCTTGGTCTATGGCCAGAATATTTTGGAGGCCAGCGCGGATTTCGACGTGCGCAAGCGCTTTAGCGAGTACCGCGTGCTGGCCCAGGCCAAGGGCACGGACGCGGAGCACGGAGCCAAAGCCGCGCAAGTGCTCGGCCTCGCGCGCGATCCCGTCATCGAGCGCTACCGCCCCAAGGTCATCACGGGTGAAAGCCCAAAGGACGCGGCCACGGCCAAGCGCCGCGCCGAGTGGGAAGCCAGCGTGGAGGCCGGGCGCAGCGCCACCTTCGAGGTCACGGTGCAGGGCTGGCGGCAGGGCGATGGATCGCTTTGGCCGCTCAACGCCATGTGCGCCGTAAACTGCGCGCCGCTGCGCGTGGTCCAAAATCTCATGATCGGCAAGGTGGTGCACAAAATTTCCAGTTCCGCCGGCACCACCACGACTCTCACCCTGCGCTCGCCGCTGGCCTATGCGCAGGAGTTTGAAAAGAAAATCAAGAAGGAAAAGAGCGGAGACGGCGGCGATGCGCTCAAGGGCGCGGTGGAGCTTTCCAAGGCCGAGCAGCAAAAAATCCTTTCGGGAGGCAAGTAGTGGACGATCATCTGTACCGCAAGATCCTGCGCCAGGTGCACGGACTGGCGGCCCGCTGTGTGCTCAAGCTCGTCAGCGACGGCCTCAAGATGCAGGCCGTGCAGGTGGCCTTGCTGGCGGGCGAAACCGCAGACGACGTGGAGCGCTTCCAAAATTACGGCTTCACCTCCGTGCCCCTGGCCGGGGCGGAGGGCGTGTGCCTTTTCCTCGGCGGCGCGCGCGAGCACGGCGTCGTGGTGGCCATGGACGACCGCCGCTACCGCATCAAGGGGCTGGAGGGTGGCGAGGTGGCCATCTACACGGACGAGGGCGCAAGCGTCATCCTCAAGCGCGGCAAGCTCATCGAGGCCACCTGCGATGTCTTCCGCGTCTTGGCCGACTCGCGCGTGGAGCTGCTCGCGCCGGTCATCGCCATGGGCGCGGCCGGAGGCGGGGCCACAAGCGCCAGCATCAGCGGCGCGCTTGCCGCCACCGGGGTCATTTCCTCGGCTGCGGACGTGGTCGCCGCGGGTGTCTCTGGTGCGCGGCATCCTCACCATGGCGATTCCGGCGAGCTCACCAGCGCGCCCATCGCGGAGGGCTAGCCGTGGATATCCTGCTCGGCTTCGGACCGCACGGGGCGGACATGCACGTCGACGCTGGCGATCTTGTGGGCGACGACACCTTGCTCACCGCCGTCATCGTCTCGCTTTTCACCGACCGCCAGGCCGACCCCGGCGATGAGCTGCCCGCGCGCGAGGCCGACCGGCGCGGCTGGTGGGCCGACGCCACGATGCCCGCCCTCAAAACAGGAGGCTCGGACAAGATCGGCTCGCGCCTGTGGCTCCTGGCGCGCGAGAAGCAGCTGCCGGAAGTCGTCGCCCGCTATCAGCAGTATGCCGAGGAGGCCCTCGCCTGGCTGGCGGCAGAGGGGCACGTGCGCGCCGTCAGCGTTGCCGCCAGCAACCCCGCGCGCGGGCTCATATACATCGACGTGCGCCTCACCTTGCGCGACGGGACCGACGCCGCCTGGCGGCTCAAGTACGACCTCACGACCGAGACATACAGCCTGGAGGCAGCATGAGCATTACCCGGCCGACTCTGACCGAACTCGTCACGCGTGCGCAGACGGACCTTGAGGCCCGCCTGCTTGACGGCGACACCGCGCAGCGCCGCTCCACCATCGCCGTGGTGGCCCGCGTGGTGGCCGGGCTTTCGCACATGCAGTACGACTACCTTGAGTGGCTGGCGAAGCAGCCCTTTGTGGACAGCGCCGAGGCCGAATACCTCACCCGCCTTGGGGATATTTGGGGGGTGGCGCGCAAGGCCGCCGTGTCTGCCTCCGGCGTGGTCACCTTCACCGGCACGGCAGGAGCGGTCATCCCGGCCGGCACGGAGCTGCAACGGGTGGACGGGACTCTCTACACCACCAATGCCGAGGCCATGGTGCCCGCGGGCGGCGTTGCCTCGGCAGCCGTAACGGCCAGCTCCGCCGGAGCGGCTGGCGATACCGACGCCAGCGTCACACTGACGCTCACCTCGCCCGTGGATTCTGTTTCCAGCACGACCACGGTGAATGCCGGTGGCCTCACCGGCGGCGCCGACGCCGAGAAGGACGATGCTTTGCGCGGCCGCTTGCTGGCCAGAATCCAAACCCCACCGCAGGGCGGCAGCGCCAGCGATTACGAGGCGTGGGCGCTGGCCGTTCCCCGCGTCACCCGCGCGTGGGTGTACCCGCGTTACATGGGCGGGGCCACCGTTGGCGTGTCCATCGTGGCCGACGACGCTGCCGACGGCCCCATTCCCTCCGCCGAGCTGGTGGCCACCGTGCAGGATTACCTCGAGGGCAAACGCCCGGTGACGGCGGAGGTGCACGTCTTCGCCCCCGCCGCCTATCCCGTGAACATCAACCTTTCCATCGCGCCGGATACGGCAGCCGTGCGCGCGGCGGCTGTTGCGGAGCTGGGCGATCTCTTCGCGCGCGAGGCCGAGCCCGGCGGCGTCATCCCCCTTTCGCACCTGCGCGAGGCGGTAAGCGTGGCCACGGGCGAGACCGACAACCACATCACCTCCCCGGCGGCCGACATCACGCCCGGCCCGTTCGAGTTTCCCGTGCTCGGCGCGGTGACCTTCGCCTAGCCCAAGACAGGAGGCCCCATGCAGCCCTACAGCGCTACAGATTACGCCCGTCTGCTCACCCAGCTGCTGCCCAGCGGCCAGGCCTGGAGGGCGGGAGCAGGCTCCGTGCTTGCCGCCTTCCTCGAGGCGCTGGCGCAGGAGCCTGCCCGGCTCGACGCCTCCATGCACGAGCTGCTCACCGAGCTTTTCCCTCCCAAGAGCCTTGCGCTGCTCACCACCTGGGAGGGCATGTGCGGCCTGCCGGACCAGTGCAGCCAGCCCGGCGAGACCGTGGCCGAGCGCCGCGCTGCGGTTCTGGCAAAGCTCACGGCGCAGGGTGGGCAGACTCCGGGCTACTTCGCGGAGCTGGCGACCTTGCTCACCGGGCAAGTCTGCACCGTGCGCGAGTACCGGCCTTTCAAGGCCGGGTGGTCCAAGGCCGGGGATGCCCTCACCAACGGCGGCTGGGCTCACGCTTTTGCCGTGGAGGTGCCGTCCACACCCGTCTCTGTCTTCCGGTCCGGGCGCGGCGCGGCGGGCGAGCCGCTGCGCAAATGGGGCAACGCGCGGCTTGAATGCACCATCAAGCGCCTGGCCCCGGCCCATACCGTCCCGCAATTCCACTACGGCTCATAGGAGGACCACATGCACAGAATTGATTCCAGCGGCGCCACGGCCGACCACCTCTTCACCGACGGCGACGAAACCCACGGCATCGAGGCGACCACCGTCGACTCCGCCTGGCTCAACGCCGCGCAGGAAGAGCTTTGCGCAGTCATCGAGGGCGCGGGGCTTGCACTGGATAAGGCCAACCGCACCCAGCTTGCGGCGGCCATTGAGCAGATGATAGCCGCCAGCTCCGTGACGGTGGAGGAGGCCACGGAGACCGTGGCGGGCATTCTCACGCTGGGGCAGATCAGCGGCACGGCGCGCGCCTACACGGCCCAGCAGTACGCCGCGCCCGTAACGCGCGCCGGAGCTGG